CCAATAACCGCTTAATGGCATTTGCTTGGTCTTTGATGTTTGCCATTAGTATCTAACCTGCGGCACTGCTTGTGCGGGGGCGGCATCCGGATAACGTGGCTCTGATTGCATCGCCTGGATGCGCTGGACATCAACAGCAGTGCCATACCTTCCAATGATCTCAGCAGCTTTAACGAGAAGTTCTTGGTCCATCTCATCGCGTTTGCGATCGTCTTCAGCCAAGGACTTCTGCGCGTCAAGCTGCATCTTGAACTGATCGCTTGCCAGCTTCGCCTGCGCCTTGATCTGCTCTGCCTGCACCATCGCAGCAGCCGGGTCCATCGGTTCGCCCTGTAGTGCGGCTTCAAGCTGCTTCTGTAGAATCAACACCTGCTCGGTCTGAGCATCCATTGGGTTGAAGTATCTTTCAGAATTACGCAATCCAGTCAGTGCAAGCACGTCCGCAATCGTGTTGCGGATTCCGGTGATCGTCACAAGCCCATTTCCGGGGCCATATTCTTGCCATACTTGTGTTTGTAACTGCAATGCCTGCATCAACGCTGCGGCCTTTTCATCTTCCTTGCCAGTACCCAGGCCCACATTGATAGCGATATCCATAGACGTATTCCATGAACGCGGGTCAATCGGGACAAAGTTCCCATGTAACCGCATCAATTCTTCTTCGTTGGAGTTCTCGACATAAAGTTGCAGCATCAGCTTGAACAGTCGCCGCATACCGCCTTCAGCGAGATTCCGGGCCATAACCTCAATCTGCCCTGCGCCTTGCTGCGCGGTCAACTGCGCAGCGGTTGCAGTCGTATTCTGTAGAGAATCAGGATCAAGCCCCATACTGGCGCGGGTCACGCCGGTTTTGGTTTCAACCAACTGATCATAGTATTGCAAAGCAGGTAACACCGTCCCGGCAACAAACGGGATTGCAACCGCGTTGATTGCGCCAGGTTGCTTAGTGCGGATCAACCCGCCGATTTCGTTGTTCAGCAAGTCATCGACATTGACCTGACCCTCGACAAACTCCATTCGAGGGTTGTTGACCAGTGCGATGTTATCCAAGACGCCGCGCAGCATGGCGGTTGATGCGTCTTGGTCATTATTGATCAGGTCAGGAATAGATCGACCAAAAAACGCATGGGACTCAGGATCAATCTCAAAGATTGAAAACGGCACCTCACCCCAAGGCTGATAGTCGAGCAACTTGTAATTGCTACCACCCAAAAGGAATTTATACATCTGAGCAACGCCAGTTCCCTCGACATCCATCCGCATGTAGGCTTCAGTCACCGCCACCAGCTTCATACTAGGATCGGCAGATTGTTCTTCTTCCTCCATCTGATAGCCACGGCGTTCAAAGTCTTCGGCCTCGCTGTAAGTGTCAGATGATCCGATACCGTCCAGGTCATAGACATCATCGAAATCAAAGCCCATATCAACGAGGTCTGACACGCGCAATTCACGCCTGTGTCCACAAACGTAAAAGTCTTCAATGGATCGAGCGTTGCGATCAACGAAAAATTCCTCCGGGGGCACTGCTTCAGCCATCAACTGGCCTTTTTCATGTTTGCGGCTAACGGTCAAATAATACCGAGGCTGTTCGACCTCCATTCCCATTGGATCAACAACCATTTCCATTTCAATGGAATGTTCAATGACTTCAATGGAATCATCATTAACAATGGCGATGAATTCAGGCTCAGTCAGATTTGAATAGTTGTAAGTTTCTGCTTCGGTGTAGCGTTCCCAATAGGTCTTCACCACGCCGGTCTTTTTGATCAAAGCATCGTGGAAAACATCATTGATAATGCTATACCCACCGATTCTGTTAAATGCCCAATGCATATACTGGGTTGCCTGCTGCGCTGCTTGGACATCTTCAGGACCACGCGGCACATACTCAACAGGCCGTTCATTCGATAGGAAAATACGCATTAAGCTAGGCTTAATCCCGCGCACAGTATCACGAACCTTGGTCGCAACCACCCGCGAGCGCCCGTCTTCCTCACCAATATCAACCTCGCCATCAAAGTACCGTTGCGCCTTGATGCGGTCATCAGCGATTTCAGATTCGATGAAATCAACCGCATCCTGCACTGCGTCTTGCACAATGCCTTCAATTGTGTCGCGGTCCATTGGTTCTGGTTTAATCATTGTGCCGCCCGTTCTTCAGTCATTGCGCCGCGTGTTGCTGCTGGTGTTGTCGCAGAAAATAATGCCACGCCGATCAATCGCGCCAATTCTTCGGTCTGCGATTCTGTCAGTGCTTGTCCTTGGATAGCTTGGTCCAAAACACGCAAGGCAATCTGCGCTTCTGGCCCGCGCTTTTCAGTCAGCGCCCTAGCAACATCAGTGAACAGTTTCTGCCGTTGGGCTTCACTGTATTCTTTACTGGTGCCAGTGATGGCGCGGATCATCTCTTTAGTTGCTTCTGGAAACTCGCCTTGTTCAAGCAATCGCTTGATCCCCGGTGCAGTAATATCTTCCGCAGCACTGGAAACAGACAACCGAGAAGCGGTCATTGAGTTACGCGCAAGGTCCGCACGAACCACCGCAGATTGTGCGGCTTCGTCAACTTGGTCAAGCAAAGTATCTGCTTCTTCCTCCATCAGTGCGCGAATCTTTGCCCGAGAATTGTTGGAACTAATATCCCTAACCGCTTGGATGACTTGCCTAGCCTGTAATGCATCGGCGCCTGGATCGCTGGCGATTGCTCGTACATCGTCAAGCGTTTTTGAGATGTAGCTACGCAACCCGGCTTTTCCGGCTGCGATCTGGTCTGCTGATGCATCTGCAAATTCGTCGATCACGTCTTCCAGTTCCACTTGCGACCGCAGCATATTGCGCCCTAATGCAAAGGCGCGTTCTTCACTGATCTTGTCGCCACCTAATTTGACGGCATTTCGATATTCTGGAACAGCATCGCCAATAGCATTACGCAATTCACTCGCCATGTTGTTATACAAACGTCCGTCAGCGTTCAACCGACCAAAGTCATCTGAGTTGCTATACGCGATGTTTTGCAGTTGTTGCTTTAAGATATCCAACTGCTCAACGTTTGGCGGTCTTAGGAATGTGATTGTGCCATCATCTGCAATATCAGCCATGATCTGCATATTTTCGCGGCCTTCCCAAGCCATACGCTGATTGGCTTTCGTGACTGCCTCATTAACGATATTTGGCGGCATCCTCCCGATGATTTCTTCAATCCTGCGGCCAGATTCAGCAGCATAGTTGATTGGCTGTGAATAGGCATCCGCATAAGCTTGCGCTCGTTGTGGCGCGGATCGTGCAGCGATCTCGGTGACTGCGGTACGAGGCCCAACAGGTGCAGGACCAAGCGCCGTGTCTAACGTAGACTCCAGCGACTGCCGAGTACGCGCCATGCGCTCGTTGATTGCGGTCCTAGTCTGTTGTCCTGCTCGCCCACCCAATGCTGCTGACGCATCCAATAGCGCCCTTGCAGCAGGACCAGCGTCAGCCAGCATGCCTTCGCTGCCTGCACGTCTGAGGGCTTCCTGTGCAGCCTCAATGTCGCCACCCTGATCAAAGACGGTCTTGATCATCTTGGCTGCATCAGTTGATACGCCTAATTCTTGCGCGATAGTGCGAACATCAGACCGTTTGAATCGACCAATCACATTCTTTGCGGCATCGCTGATGACACCGCCACCAGCGCCAAGCAAGCCACCGAACGTGCCACCAAATGCTGCGCCAGATCCCGCAGACTGCATTCGTTCTTCTGGCGTGGTGCCTTCACCATAACCGTAAGCACCACCTTCAGCCGCGCCAACAGCAGTACCAACAGCACCAGCACGGCCCAACTGAGACACCCTGGACCCTGCACCCATGACCGCTTGCCCTGCGGCTGACAGCGCCCGAGGCGCAGCCGCTGCTATTCCAGCGCCAGTTGTTGCGCCGCCTGCAAGATTCAGCGCCATTGTTTCACCCGGACGTTGGCGGCCCATTGCTTCGCTGAGTTCTCTGGATCGTTCCTGCGCCTCTGGTCCACCAACGGCGCCGGCCAGCTCATCAAAGCCAGAACCAACAAACGGCACACCGCGAACAAATTCTTGCAACCGAGCAGTAGGCAAGTTTCGCTGGAGCAAGCCAACATCTTTGGATTCTTGCATTAAGTCTGCGACTTTTGCGCCTTGCATCAACCGATCAATGGCTTCTGGATTACTTGTGCTAAATCCTGGAGAGACTGCATAACGCTGGCCTCCAGGGCGTTCAAAGATTCGCAACTTTTCTTCATTCTGCGAAATCAACTTGGGCAAGCTCTGCCAATTAGCCTTAGCTTCCTCAATCGCTTTGCTTTCAGAATCTGCGGTAACTTCAACAATGCCGCCTGGAGTTTGAACTTGGAATCTCGCCATTAGTCAACTCTCCCAAGCACACTAAACCCGCCTGTTGAGGTAGTTTGCCCCGACATGCTTGTGGGCTGACCGCGATAGTATGAACTCGCAACAGGATCGTTCTCAATCTTGTTCATAATGCGCTTGATGGTCTGCAAGTTTTCTTTCAGCATCTGTGGGCTGGTGCTTTGCTGGATTGCACCATAAGCAGACATCAAAAGATCCAATTCGCGTTCAGTTACAGAGCCTAGTGCACCGCCAGTTTCAGACGCATCACGCATCTGCTGCAAACGATCAAAACTAACAGTTGCCTGAACACCAGCTAAGGTATTTCGGAAATCAACCGCTTCTTGGTTAATGCCCAACGATCCTAAAACGTTTCCAATGATTCCGGCTTCAGGCAAATTAAAGATGCCGCCGCGATCAATCATATTGACCAAACGATCAACATCACGACCAACAATGCTTTCTCGGACGCCTTCTTGTTCTGCGCGTTTACCGGCCTTTGCTTCGCGTTGCTCTGCTTCAATTGCTGCTGGACCGCCTGGAATTGGCTCCATGCGGTATGCACCATCTTGGCTAGTCAATTGATATCCTTGCGGGATTGTGCCGACTTGTGGTCCTGTCGTAACAGAAACCGAAGCCCCCGGTGCGCGTTGAGCAGCAAGGAAGTCCATATAGCTACCGCCGTAGCCTTGACTTTGCGCATACTCAAATTCACGCACTTTGGATGGAGCCTCGCTACCTGTCATTTGCTTTAAGGCTTCAGTTGCTAGTGCTGGATTTTGCTCAACTAGATCAGCAAGATCAGTGCGGCCTTGTGATCGCAACCATTCAGCAGTTCGGCTTGCGCTTCGACGCTCTCCACCACGCTCAACTAAATTTTGCATCGATGCCGCCAACCCAGCATCTGGGTTCAACCGCATGGAGTTGAACGCAATCGCCAGTTGCGCCATTGCTTCTTGATTGCCCAAAAAGTTACCAAGAACTGACAATGCGCCTTGATCTTTGCGCCGTTCTTCTTTTGGTAATTGCCGTTCGTAATCAGGGTCCAAGGCGCGTCTAGCCCGCGCTCCAGCCTCTGAGGGTCGACGAATGCCCAACCCAAGCAAAGCCCTTGCGCCAGATTCAGGATTCAATGTAGGGGCTTCTGGTGCAGTCTGTGCAGGCATATTACGATCAACGCCCATCAAAGGCATTGGAAGGCTTTCAGGAATGCGCTCAGGCGGCACAAATGGGTAGGTGACGGCTCCACTTGGCTGCCGTCCTTGATTGAGCAACTGCCCAATCATTCCGAGGATGCCCGTTGCGCGGGGTTGCAGTCCGTCAGCCATCATCAAATCCTCAGTCGTAAGCGCCGCCAATGATTGCATTGAGCATTTGCATGTAAGGAGACATCTGCGGTTGAGCAGGTACAGCCGGTGCAGCCTGCGGCATAGCTGTTGGTACCGCGCCAGTATTTAGCAGGCCCAGAGGCTGTGGAGCGGCCTGCGCCTGACTATCAGTTGCTTTTTTCAAAGCGCCATAAGTATCGCCAAAACGGCCTGCGGCTTGGCCTAAACGTGTCGCCATTGAAGGCTGCTGGCCCATTCCCATTTGCAATGCCTGTTGTCCCAAATTGGGAGCATTGGCATAAGGCATAGCGGATTGAGTTTCCAAAAAGCGAGACATGGGATCAATACCCATACCGCCGAGAAGACCACCACCCATCATTGGATTACCGTTCATCGAACTGCCTCCGCAATCTTGTCGTAATCAACCCTAAAGTAACCATCACCGCCAAGCAACACCGCTCCAGGAATCTTGTCTTTGACTTCCTGCGCAATCACGCCAACTGTCGGCTGATCACCAACGCCAATGCGCTTGGCCTCGTCGTTCCATTCCCACTGATACAAGCCGATTTCTGGTGTCAAGTTTCCGACATGTTTAACCTTTTCTTTCAGTCGGATATCAGATGCCCCGAAAACTGGAGCTAGTGCTGCTGCTCCAGACGCCCCAAGTGTTAGATAGTCAAACAACCCTGGCTGACTGCTTGTGGTTTGAGTTTGTGGTGTTGGGGTTGCGCCAAGCGCCCCAGTCAAAAGCTGGACGCTTGAAGCTGGTGCGCCACTGTAGCCCCCAAATTGGCCGCGAGCAGCATCAATCAATGCCTGCTGCAATGCTTGCTGTTGCGCTCCCTGTTGAGCCAGATTTTGCGTAATGGTCTGGCCCATGCCGAACCCAAGATTAGAAAGATTTGAAAGCTGTGATCCAGCCGTCAAACGTTGCTGAGATGCCGCAAGTCGTGCTGCCTGATTTTGCGTTGCAGCCTGCAATGCTGCCTGCTGATTTGCACGCGCAGCGGCTTCTTGCGCGGCTTGGTTGGCTGTTCTTACTTGCAACTGTTGCGCACCCGTTGTGGTTTGCGCCTGCAAGTTTGCTGCTTGGTTCGCAAGATCCGCTTGCATCATAGTTGCGATATCTTCTTGCGCTGCGGCTTGGGCCTGCTGGAAACCAGCCTGCCTAAGTCCCGCCGCACTTTGCGCCAATTGGCGAGCGAATGCCTCATTGGTCAAGGCTTCAGTGACACCTTGCCGTGAACCTCCAAAGGCGCGAGCAGCGGTCGCCTCTGCCCCAATGCTGGTTTGCTGAATCTGACGTTGCCGTTCAAGATCAGCCATCAATTCTTCGATGACGCTGCCAATAAACGGATTCATGTATGGGCTAAGATCAGTTTCCCGCAACAATTCCGGTTCGATGACTTGGGCAACGATTGGTTCAGCTTCTTCAATAATATCAGCAGATACGCGAGGCGCGGTCACAGTCGTTGGAGTATAAGAGGCTTCCCTCCGGGCGGTAGAGGCTGCATCTTGAAGCGCCTGAAGCGCAAATGTATTGATATCCTCGCCGGGGCCAAAACCAACTGCGGGGGTAGTTTGGGCAGTGGCTCTAGACCTAGGCACCGCTGTTATTGCCTGACCAAACCCTGACGGTGCAGCAGGCGTAGGACTTGGACCAGGACCAAACACTGGTTGCCCAGCGGGCGCTGGGCCAACTGTAGGCGCAGGACTCGGGCCAGGGCCAAATACCGGCTGATTGGCTGGTGCTGGGCCAACCGTAGGCGTAGTCGCAACCGTAGGCGTAGTGGCAGAACTAGAAGATTTTCCACTCCCATAAGTCGGAGTATTAGAACTGGCTAATACTACTTGTTGATTTGAACTTGAACCGCCTGGTGCTCTGCCTGCCATAATCGTTGCCCTTTACATATTCCTGTCTGCTTCATCTGAACGCCAAGCTCTCAATGCGGCTTGCATATCTTCTTCATCTTTTTTTGAACGTTCAGCAGAGGATTTTTTATTTGAATCTTCTTCTTGCTGTTGGGAAATTATTGATGGTTGCCCAGTCAAGGGATCAACAAACAGTTGATTGTAGGCTTGGACTTGCCCCGGCCTACGAGCCATCAATTCTGCAAGTGCTAACTCAAATAACGGTCCAGAGCTATATCCCATCATACCCCCGCCAAAATCCGTTGGTGCAGGCATTCCTTGCGCTGCGGTCATACCAGCCGGGGCAAGGCCAAACGTTTGCGCTGCGCCAATATTCGCTTGCATAGCGGCGAGTTGAGTTGGGTTGAAAGCGGCAACATCTGGTCCGTAATAAGGCATGTAGCCAAGCTGTTGTGAAGCTTCAGCGCGAGCAATATTCCGTTGCGCTGGTTCTGCGATCCAGTCTGGGATTTCGGCCTGTGTTGTTGAACTGCCGCCTTTGCTCATAGCTCTTTACTCACGCTGTCGTTTCAATTTCGGTACTTAATACCACAAAATCCTGCTTCCAATGCGGTAATGCTTTTTTCCAGCCTGGGCGACCTGCCAACGTCATACTATCACAACCCTGAGAACGTCCAAAGACTCGAAGCGAATCCTCAACATCCAGTATCTGATCAAGCTCACCGCCTGCCAAAAACACATGCAGCGACTTCTTCTTAGGATAGTTGACAATTTCTGTCACTAAACATCCCCGAGGGGTAGGCCATAACTGAAATCTACCGATAAGCACCCCATCAACCACATCCATGAAATCATGCGTCCCACCAGAATACTCAAGCGCCGCCTCAATCCACGGGCGGCATCTAATCAATTCTGTGGTCACTTCGTTATTCATGCACGAATCCTAGTAATGGATAATGACACTGACGGGGTTGCAGGCGCAAAGCCTGTCGCCGCGAAAGCCTCTAATGATGCAACAGTATGATCGCTAGTCGCCCACATTGCTTCCAAATAATCACCAGCCGACACGGTAAAGATCGCGCCCTTGGTGACAGGCTTGGTCTGTTGGTTGTTGTGCAGCGTCACTTTGGTTGACCCAGACGGGACATCAACGCCATTGATGCGCGGCCAAAAGTAAAAATCCAACTTTGATCCGCTCGTGCTGTAAACTTGCGCCGTAAAGCTCAGGTAATACAGCCCGCCTTCCTCAAAAATGATCCGGCTTTGGTTTGGGCTATCGCCAAGCGAGATCCCGTCAGCAGCGCCAGTTGCAGGCGCATCAAAGACAATGGCGTAAGCTGTGCTGGATGCCGCCGCTGTAATATCGGCATCTTGATAGAGGAAAGCGAAGCCATTCGCAATAACCAGTTGCCGGAACTCGCCGTCCAGGGATACCACGGGATAACTGTTCTGTCGATCCCACATCAAAATCCCATCATCAACCGCCGTTTCTGTCGCGTTTTGATGTTGAAGTTTATTGGCATTGCGGGCGAGGTAGGACACTAACCGCTCGCCCCACATACGCCAATCATTACCAATCGCTGCTGGCGGTCTGTTAGGTGCGCTCATCGCCTACCCCTTGGGGCAACATCTAGTCTCATTGTCCCAACGCGCCAGGCGGCCAGACGATCGCCCTCAACACGCATCCTGACCTGCCTCCCAGTAAACCGTACTGAGGTTGGGTTGCTCATGGTGAAAGGACCATATTCGCGTTCAACATCATTGGGATGAAAACGGGTCTTGAACTTGGCAATTGTATCGCCTTGGGTTTTTTCATCCGGGATCAACTTTGATGCGATCATTACTTGATCACCAGCGCCAAGGGATAACGGACCAGTCTCAGCAAAGATGGTCGCGCCACCAACGTTCAAGCCTACTTCATGCTCAAACAAATCCCCATTATCATCAAACGCCATCGGATAAGGAAACACGCCAGAATCGACCCCTGCTGATCGTCCTAAGTCTCCCGTCATCCAGTATTGACCCTTGTAGTTGAACGCAACATAGCGAATATTTTCGCTAGACTCTTTATCTGGGTAGAACCACCAAACTTCGTCGTGGGTGTTGTTTGACATCGCATAAATCTTGCTGATCTGCGCTTGATTCAGATTGTCAAAGACGTAATCCGTTACATCACACTGCAATTCAGCAACTGTCGATCCATCAAAAGCAAAGAACCCGTTTTTGCCCATCCAGAAAACAAGGCTATCAACAGCGGCTATCGCTTTGCGTGAGATTAGCCCGCAGTTAGACCCAACGCGCTCAATTCCGTAGACGTAAGGAGGGCCGATATAAGTAGCAGCATGGGCATCAGAATCCGTCAGCAACAAGGCGCGGCCTTGAATACGAATCCCAGCCATTAGTTGTCCTTGAGTTTGCAGGGTCAATGATCCAGCTTCATTGGTGGCATCTGGCGACCAGGTTGTATTGTCCTCACGATCTGACCATTGCACTTTTCTGGGATTTCCGCCTGCACCTAATGCAAACAAGAAACGTTCTTCAGTCACCATCAACGCCAAGTTATCAACTGGCGCGTTTGCAATAGGGGCAGCCGCTCCAATCTTCTTGACGCTGACATCATCAACATCAAAGCTGATTGCAGTCGCGGTCGCTGGCTCAAACTCAATATCGCCACTGGTTGCGTCTGCTCTAAACCGGAACGTATGCGTTCCAGCACCGTAGGTTTCGTTATAGATATCGGTGGAAGTTCTGATCAACACCCGCGCTTCATTAGCGCCTGCTCCAGTGATCGTGAATGTAACCTCATAGGTTTCGCCGTTCACAAAGGTTAAGGTTTGATCCAGTGTGGCAATTGTTGATCCACTAAAACTTGCAGTGCCTCCAGAGATCGTCCAATCCGCTGACCCTTTAACCCAATCACTGTCGGCATCAAAACCGCCATTAGTGACTAGATCGCTGCCTTCAACGGTGTCAAGATCCCACTCATACAGAACGCCATCCTCTGGGTTGCACGCAACAAGGTATTCACCCCAATTATCAAGGCTCCAGGTTGTTGCTTCGGTGAAGACGCCATTGTTTGGCCTAATCGTCCCATAGTAGGACGTTCCGTAAAACCCGCCACCAAAGCCGAGGTTTTGTTCCGCGCTAACATTTCCAGCGGTTAAGCCTGCTGGAGTGATGTCTGTCACATCATTACTTGCCTTGATGACATAAAGATTGTTAGCGGTTCCGGCAGCTATCCAGCGATCGCTACTATTGTCTTCCCATGCCAACATCCCACGCGCAATGCCGGTAATAGCATCATCAACTCTGCTTCGCCACCCGCCAATGGGGCGCAAAGAAGAATCTTCCCATCGGACAAGATTAGCCTCACGCCAGCGGTTGCTTTGTTGGTACTCAGTGCCGTTACGATAAACGCCAGGAGGTATAGAAAGAGGAACCAAAGCCATTATGAAAGCCCCTTAAATTTATCGTAGTGGCTTGGAAGTTGCTTTCTCAAACACTCTGCCAAATAACTTTGATAGCAATGCTGGGGATCAAAGAAAAACAACGTATCAATCACATGCCGCATCCAATGGCTTTCACGCCAAGCCCGTGCGCTGATAGTCTCGTCAGCCATGCCGCCGGTTAGGGTGTTACCGAGCTGGCTGAGCGCGATCAGCACTTGCTTCATAGCTGCGCGGCTGCCTCAAACAGCGCGTCAATCTGCGCATCATCAAGACCCAGTGCAGTTGCCGCTGCAATCAGCGTCTGATCGTCACGTTGCCAGAACTGCGCTCGCTGGATGAATGCCTTTTCTGCAAAGGTCCGCGCCGGGTCAGTAGCCCAAGCCTCATACTGATCGGATAGACCCGCAGCATCCAACGCAAGCATCCCCTGGAGCGCGGTCACTCGCGGTGCAGGCTCTGGGGGCGTTGGCACATACGGAGGAATCTCGGGTTTAGGTGCATTTGGGAAATCAGCAACGGTGAACCCAAAACGGCTAATCGCTGAAGTGTTTTGCACCAAGATCCAGCGTTCGTTTTCGTCATCACGATCCAGCTTCCAGATAGACCGAGCCAGACGATCCATCCATTTAGCGCGTTCCTCATCTGGAAGCGCCTCCAAATCTTCGCGGGAATTAACAATGAAAAGCATAGCGTTTCTCCAGATAAGAGATTAAATTATGGCTATCTGCCCACTGGGCATGTCCTTTCCATGATGCAATAAATCTTGCTAGTGCATCGGTGTCATTTCTTTTGACTAACCATGCAATCTTGCGCTTGGCTCGTATCACGGAATCTTTACGAATCAATTTATGGTTATACCAAATCCGATAACCAAGAAAGTTGATACCTCGACTGACTGGGCTAATCTGCCACTTGCTGATTGCCATACGCATAGCGTCTTTTGAGAAATCAACAATCTTTTGGAACACTTGCTGCAACTTAGCAGGTTCATCACCAAGGATCACTACATCGTCCATGTAACGCGCCCAGTGGCGCAGTTTAAGATCGTGATGAATGTAATAATCCAGGGCATTGCCATAGACATTAGCAAATAGCTGACTGGTCAGGCTACCAATTGGAATCCCTTTCCCGGTTGGCTCCATGATCTTGTCGATCAAATCAAGCGTTCGCTGACAATGAATCTTCTTCGCAATCATCCTGCGTAAGATCACGCGATCGACGCTAGGGAAGAATTTACTGAAGTCTGTCTTGAGAAAATACTTGAATCCAGTTTTACGCAACATGGACTGCACATGCTTGACCCCAGCATGAGTGCCAAGATTGACCCGGCAAGCGAAAGAATACGGTAGAAAGCCACGCTCAAAGATTGGCGTGATGATATTGCATAGCGCATGCTGGACCAGTCGATCACGAAACTCCAAAGCAGAAATCAACCGAGGCTTTGGCTCGCGGATAGTAAATTCGCGGTATGGTCCGCGCACATAAGCACCGTCGATCAACTCCTTCTGCAACTCTTTCAGATTGGCAAGATCATACTCCTTGAAATCAAGATACCCAAACGACTGCTTTTTGCCGTCTGAGGTTTTCTTGTAGGCATCAAGCATGTTGTCCCAATCGACAATCTGCTCAAACAAATTGCGGTTTCGCTTACCCATAAAGATGTCAGCCCCGCTTTTCCATTTTCAGTAATCGGCGTTCTGCTGAACCGCGAAACGTATTCCCCGAAGGAGGACAAGACCGGCTGACCACCTGATGTTGGTCGGCCTGGTGCGCCGTAACGCAACCAGAGCGCGAAAAAACAGTCGCCACAGACGCCACGGGCACCGATGTTGTTGTTCGAGTTCGATGGAGCATTGTTCCAATTCGAGCAACGTGAACCAGCGTTGGACGTGTTGTTCCAGTTGCCGCCAAGGATGCCCGCGCTATTTCCCGGCCTGCCCTTTGCTTTTCAACCGCATGATCCAAGATCCGAGGATTTTGCCCACTTCCGCAATCAACGTCTGTGCTGTTTGCATCTGATGAATCGTAATCCCGCGAACTTGGCTCTTGCCGAGGAAACGCAACCAAAAACGCAGCATGGCAAGCCCGGCGTCTGCCTGATACAGACGACTGATTTGGTTTGACTTGCCTGCCACGATAAACAATTCGACCTGTCCCAACAGCGTATTGAGGAACATGTCGCGAGCGACCGCATGCTTCCGAGGCAGATTCTGCGCAATGGGATAAAGATACGAAATCACCGTTTCGTACTTTTCCACAATGAGCATCTGATCGTAGCATTGAGTCGCTTCCTTCTTCTCTGACATTACCGCTCGCTATCGCTCGCTCAATCAAGGGTCAGGTGATCACAGACGCCACGGGCACCGATGAAGTTGTTCGAGCCCGAGGGCGCATTGACCCAACCCGAGCAACGCGAACCAGCGAAGGACGTGTTGTCCCAGCGGCCGCCAAGGATGCCCGCGCG